ATCAAAATGGCAAAGTTAGTGTTTATCTATTTGGCTTGTACGGCTGCATTGATGGTGGCTGTGCTGCTTATCTGTGGCGGAGGCTGGTATTCTATGGCTGGCCTGCTGTGGGCAGCTGTGCTTTATGTTTCGGGCGATGTGTTCCCCGATACATGGAAGACGTATTGGACTTCTAACATAAAAATCTTGGCATACTTCAATTGCCTCTAATGTGCGCGGGTGACGCGTATATAATAATTAATATATATAATTAATAAAACGTGCTTAATTATGAAAAAGTACATTTGCAGCGTGTGCGGCTCTGACGACATTCTCGTACATGCGTGGGTAAATCCCAAGAACAACAAGGTCGTGGAATATGACGAGGAAGAGTGCTATTGCAACAAGTGCAAGGAAATCGTCGAGTATGAAACAATTGAAAAATAGAAAGGGCTTGATATGGAAAATATGACTATCACAAAGTTTATTGAACGTTTTCTCAATGGCGACTTCGACCGTCCTTTTAGAAACGTTCAGATTGAGGCAGGATGGTATGACTGGTTCTGCAAGGATTCATCTTTGGCCGCAAAGACGCAGTATCTTGGCCGTAAGGTGGTGGCAATCAAGGATAGCAGGCGTTTTGATAATGACAAGTGCTATGTGTTCTTTAAGAACAATTGCCCAATGGTGGGTAAATTGTACGACCATTTCTCCATCTGTGACATGGAAAGCGGCGACGTTCTGTTCTGCTGCCAGCATCTTGAAAAGGGCAGTCACGGATGCGACAAGGCTCATTGGGAAATATACGACCGTAACGTGGGATTCGATACCCCCGTAGTTAATGGTTCGTGGCGTGATGTGTTGAACTATTTTAATAAGTAACAGCTATGGCATATCTGAAACTAAACAAACGGCAGCTTGATTTGGTAGGCGAAAGCGTACTCAAGAAAATCAAGGTCAATCGCGAGGCCGTTGACATGATTACAAACGAAAGGGCGCGAAACGCTTTGTATAAGGAAATCGACGAATTGAACGAGATTCTTCAGTTATTAACCCAAGTTTAAATCTTTATATCGTATGGCATTTATTATTATTATCGGTGTGTTAGGTATGCTTTTCGACGGTTCTATGGTACGTATGGGAGGCAAGTAATAAACAATTTAAATTTCAAGAACTATGGTTATTGGTATTGCATTGACGCAGGATGATATGCAGCGTATCACAGCGTCTGTAGGTTTAGCGGCAAAGATTCTGACTGAAAGTGCCGAGGACATGGACGATGTTAATGAGGCCATGCGGCTGAATATCCTTTATGCCAAGCTGGTTGCTGGTATGAAGAAAGTGGCCGATGAAACTCACGACAACAAGGTCGAAAGCTAACAATTAATCGGGGCGGGCATATCCCGTCTTGTGTTGTTGTTGATTCCTGCCTACGGGATGGGCGGGTGGTTAGGCGGTATAAATAAAACCTTTGTAGCCGTAGAGGAAACGGCTACCGCCACAATTATTTTCATCAGTATTAATTAATTTATAGGAGGGCTTTATTATGGCTACAACAAAAAAGAATGATTTCAAGAAAATCAAGGAATTGGCAAACAAGCACCAGCGTGATTGCTTCAAGTTTGTGACATTGTGGGACTACAAAGGTAAGAAGTTCCGCTTTACGTTTGAGAACTCCAACGGAACGCCATGCGGCTTTGACTACAAACATTGCATTGACGTGTTCACCAACGACCAATGGCAGCATGTGGCCGACAAAAGTGATATTGACGCTTTTGTAAAGGGCGAGTGCAATTATACTCAGTATTTCGCCTCCGTTTACGAGTACGGCAAATGGAGTCGTGCGTTTACGGATGCCTGCATCGAATATATCAAGGTTCTTTATTCTTAATGGCTATGGGTAGTTATTATTTTTTTACGCAGGAATGGAACGAAAGCGACATCCTGCCACATGGACGGTGTACGGCAAAGGTCACCGAGTACGGATTCAAGACGGAAAAGGAAATAAACGAAATCGTGTATTGCATGGAGCGTTATTCCCCGTATGATTACGTAGACCACTATAAAGACAAGAACGAGGAGGCGTACAGACGCCAAATCGAAACACTTAGGGACAACGGGGCAGAAATTGTTGAAGCATAAATTATTCAGATATGAAAAAGTTTGTAATCTATATTCGTGTATCAACACGAAAGCAGGGCGCAAGCGGATTAGGCTTGGAAAGCCAGCGCAAGATATGTACCGACCTTGTTAAGTCAAAGGGCGGTGATGTTGTTGCAGAATTTAAGGACGTGGAAAGCGGTACGCACCGTGACAGAAAAGGTCTGCTGGCAGCGGTTGATTATTGCAAGAATAATAATTGCTCATTGGTTATCGCAAAGTTAGACCGCCTCGCCCGTGACGTGGAGTTTTGTTTCAAGGTAGTCAACACGGGTATAGATATTCACTTTGCGGATATGCCGACCATCAATACGCTTTTGCTTGGCGTGTTCGCGGCTGTGGCGCAGTACGAAAGGGAACTTACCAGCGACCGCACGGTCAAGGCTTTGGCGGCAAAGAAGGCACGCGGCGAAAAGACTGGCGGCGCAAGTGACGCTTGGATTGAGAACTACAACAAGAAGTCAAATATAGAAAAGCATGAGATTGGAATGAGAAGAGGAGCAACAAAGAACGAAAGACATCTTTTAAGCCGTGATGTGCAGGCGTTCATCAAGGCTTTGCGCAGCGTGTTCCCCGATGCCTGCAAGGGCGATGTAACCGAGTGGGATTTCAGCGCGATAAACACAAAGGAAACCGCACGTATCAAGCTGTTATCATTGATGCGTGATTACAAGGAACTTGATAGCACGTTATTTGCAAAGTGGGATTTGTCGGGCGACGATTTATCCGCAAGACATTTGCAGGTAAAATTGGCCGCACAGATTCAGTCTTTGAGAAACTCAGTCAAGAAACTCAATGAAAACAAAGACAACGAAAAAGGCGATGCCATCGAATAACATCATCGTGGAACATTGGCGGCAGTTCGCTTTGCTTTCAAGCGGCAGGCAGCAGGAATACTTCCAGCAGAAAATCAAGGACGGACACGTAACTAAATGCGTGTCTGCCCGTGATGTTTTCACCCCTGCGGAAATGAAACGCATAAAGCAGTATTGCCAAATAGAGCCAAAGATGTGCTACCGCACGGCATACCGATTAGCAAACCTATTCCCCGACCGTATCAAGTATGTGGAGGGCGAGGTGACAATATTCAACGGCGGCATTGGCATAGACCATGCTTGGAACTTGGTCGACGGTGAACATTACGTCGACCTTACATTTGAATTTGCCCTTAACGAAGACGTAACGAAAGAAACTTACGTTGCCTTGGGCGAATACGATATACACACCATACGCGATGTGGCAAGCGACTTGCAGGTGTATGGCGGCGTATATGGCTATCTGTGGACTAAGAACAATAAACCAAAAAGCAAGTAACATTATGAAAACAAAAACCGTAGTAAGCGACATCAACCATGAGGATTTGGTGGAACTTTTAAGCACAGCATCCTATGGCAGTTCATGGCTAAAACTGAACTACGATAGCACCGAGTACGCAGCGTTAAAGAACGAAGACCCCGACAAACAATGCCTCGAAGACAAATGCGCATTGCTTTTGCTTAACGGCAAAACGATTGACATCTGCGACTTCTATGCCGAGGATAGCGATGATTCCTACGATTCAAAGCTCCCGCACAGCTATGATGAAGCTTGTGGCAGCATGGATTACACGGTCAGCCTCAAGGATATAGAAAATGGCTTATCCAAGATGCTTGATGCTGGCGGGTGGCCTGCCAAGTATGTGATGAATCTTATCAATGCCGACGACGGTGATTTCGACCAGCCGCAGGCAGAAAGCATCATCCAGCATATATTATGGGGGTGTGAAGTCTATGGTTAAAGTTGGTTAATCATTTCGCTATATCATTTATTTTTTGTATCTTTGCAACGTGGATAGGCGGAGGTAATTGGCCGCTGATAAGGGTAAGTCTATCGCCCTTCCACGTTTTAAATGATAGACGTTTTACTAAAAGATAGACAAGATATGAAAAGATTATCGACAGAAGATTTTATCCGTAAATCAAAATTGGTACACGGCGAAAAGTACGATTACTCTAAAACCGTT